CGGCGGCTCGCCCGGCGCGGCGCAGACCTTGCTAACAGGCGCAAATGGCGTCGACCCGAACAGCCTGAAGTTGGGAAAAAACACCCTGTTAGGCGCATGATATGGCTGAACTCACTAAACGACAGCAAGTTCTCACGCGCTGGGGTCAGCTAAAAAGTGAGCGCGCGACCTGGTGGCAGCACTGGGCAGAGCTGACGCAATACATCACACCGCGCCAAGGTCGGTACTTTGTGCAAGACCGCAATCGTGGTCAGCGCAGGCACAACAACATCTACGACTCAACAGGCAGCAGAGCGCTGAACGTTCTCGCTGCAGGTTTGATGGGTGGTCTGACCAGTCCGGCACGTCCGTGGTTCCGGCTCGCGACCAGCGATCCAGACCTGAACAAGCAACCTGAAGTCAAGCAGTGGCTGAATGACACCACTGACCTGATGCTGACGATTTTCCAGAAGTCGAACACGTATCGCGCGTTGCACACTATCTACAAGGAACTCGGGTGCTTTGGCACGGGTGCCGCGATCATTAGCGAAGACTTCGACAACATCATCCACGTCCACCCTATCACGATAGGCGAATACGCAATTGCGACCAACTTCCAGGGGCGCGTTGATACGCTGTACCGCGAATTCCAGATGACGGTCAGCCAGATCGTGCGTGAATTCAGGTACGACAAAGTGTCGCCTAAAACGAAACAGCTTTATGACCGAGGAACGCTTGACGCATGGATCACAGTACTGCATGCGATTGAGCCCCGCGCCGACCGCGATCCTGAAATGATTGATGCACTGAACATGGCGTGGTCAGACATTTACCTGGAGCAGGGCGCGCCGGATGATCTCATTTTACGTGAGTCAGGATTTGAAAAATTCCCTGCAGTCTGCCCGCGGTGGGATGTAGAAGGCGGCGATATTTACGGCAACAGCCCAGGGCAGGAAGCGTTAGGCGACATCAAGCAGCTGCAGCATGAACAGCTGCGCAAATCGCAAGCTATTGACTTCCAGGTGAACCCTCCACTGCAAGTACCGACGAGCATGAAGAATCGGGACGTGGAGCGCTTACCCGGCGGCATCACGTTCGTGGATACAGCAGGCACGGGCAAAGCAGTGCAGACCGCGTTCGACGTAACACTGGATCTGCGCACGTTGCTGGCGGACATTCAGGACGTGCGTGGGCGCATCAATTCGTCATTTTATGTTGATCTGTTCATGATGATCAGCCAAGACAATGCGGCGACCACGCACATGACAGCCACAGAGGTGACGGAACGGCATGAAGAAAAAATGCTCATGTTGGGCCCAGTGCTGGAACGCTTGCAAGATGAATTACTCGAACCGCTGATCGAAACCACGTTTCACCGCATGGCCGCGGCGAAGATATTGCCGCCACCGCCGCCATCAATGCAGGGGCAGCAGCTTTCGATCGAATTGGTGTCGATGCTGGCGCAGGCACAGCGTGCAGTCGCAACCAACGGCATCGACCGGTTCACGCAAAGCATGACAGCGGTTGCACAGATCAAACCCGGCGTACTGGATAAGTTCGACGCGGACCGATGGGCAGATGAGTACAGCGTAGCGCTGGGCATTAATCCTGATCTGATCATTCCAGAAGATCAGGTGCAGGCAATGCGCGCAGCACGGCAGAAAGCGCAGCAACAGGCGCAGCAGCAACAGGCAATGAACCTGGCATCGCAAACCGGTGCCAACTTAGCAGCGATCAAAACACAGAGCGGCTCAAGCAATGCCGGTGCCGACATCATGAACATGTATTCGCAGGGCTTAGGCGCTGCACAAGGGGGATAGATCATGGCAGTTCCGGGTGTACAGCCTTTTAACAGCACGGGGGATATGACCCCGATTAACGCGGTGGTTCCTGTAACCCCTAGTGACTCTACCCCTCTTCCGGGCGGCACTTGTCGGGGGTTTACGTTCAATGTCGCAGGCAACATTACTTTTATCGACGCAGCGGGTAACACAGCCACGCTCACGTTTAACACGGCGTCGGCGGGCACCATTCAGTGGATACGCGTAGCGCAGGTCAAAGCGACCGGCACGACGGTCACTGGCATTAACGCACTTTACTGAGGACCATCATGAGTAAATACATCAAAGTATCGGTGCAGGCGTTGGCGGATGCGGCAGGCAATCTGGTCGGCCTTATAGCACCAAACGGCAATGAATACTTGCTGGCTGTTGCGCCTGTCACCCCTAACAACGTCACCGGCGCAACAGGCGGCGTTACATCTCTGTTCGTCCAGGCAGCGGGTGCAGGGGCAGGGACTACATTAACCAATCCACTGACGCAGTGCGTCAATAGCGTGAACAACTACACGCAATCTGGCATCCAGAATCTACTCAATGGTGCCAACTCTAGTGCGGACCATGTCGCCTATCCCGACAACATCAGCAACGACGGAACGGGGTTTGCCGATATCGGCATCACGTCCAGCGGCTTTGCGCAGGCTGCGTACAGCGTGACAGGGCCTAATGAGCCGTATGTGTTCGGGTCATCCCCGTCTGGCAACGCTACAGCCAGCGGCGACATGGTGTTTGCTACCGACTTGAACGGCACGTCGAACGGCATGCGCTGGTACGTGAATGGCTTTACGAAGGCTATCGGCGCATGGTCGATGAAGTTAAACGGCAATGGTATGTTCACCATGGGCGCGGGCATGTCGCTGGCAAACCTGTCCAAGGTTGTCGTGTCGAACGGCGCAGCCACGACATACACAGTTCCGGCAGGCGCGTCTTACGTGTATATCTTGACGACCGCGGCATCACTGGCGATTACGTTACCGGCTGCCGCGGCATCAATTGACGGGCTGGTCGTGGTTATCGTACCAAACAACGTGGTGGCCGCTGTCACTTGGGTCAGTGCCGGATCGGCTGCGTTCGTAGGCGCACCAACCGCCCTCGCAACGAACACCCCAGTAAGATGGATTTACGACCACGCATCCCTGAAGTGGTACCCAGCTTAACTGAAAGGAAAACAGCCATGGCAATGGTCAGCATGAACATTCAGGACGATGACGACATGGGGCGAACATGTGATTACGATCCGTCGCCAACGATCTACTTGTCCGACGCGCAATGCAAAGCGCTGGGTATCGGCACAGCACCGCCTGCAGGGATGGCGATGACGCTGACGGCCAAAGCCATTGCGCAAAGCGTAACGCAGAGCACGGATGGGGGTAAGGACGACCCAGACATTTGCATGACGTTGAAACTAACGTACATCGAAATAGGCGCAGCGCAGAGTTCAACTGCATCACTTTACGACTAACAAGCTAAAGGAACCGACATGTCAGGATTCACAGCAGGTATTTCGCAGCACTTATTCGATACGACCGTGCAGGGCGCGGGGCGCTTGAAGGGCGTCATTGATCAGTACGGCAACGAGGACTACATACCGACGTTTGTGCAAGACAACACGCAGAATGCGAACGTGGTAGCAGTTCGCAATGTGAAGGGTGAAGCTATCCCTTTTCCGGGCGCGACAGCAGCGGTCAACGATATCAGCGTAGCAAACGGTGGCGCCGCGACAAACGCACCGACAATCAATTTGGCGTCCGGCAGATTCACCGCATTGGCGGGCGCTACTTCCTTGGTTATTTCAAACAACCAAGTCACAGCATTGACAAAAGTTTTCGTCAATCTGGCATCAGCCGACACGACGGGCTGGATCAAAAACGCCGTATGCGGTGCAGGCACTATCACGATAGCGTTAGGCGCAGCATTGAACGCAAACGCGAATATCGACTTTCACATCACAGCGTAAAGGAAACATCATGAAACAACCAAAAGGCACCAACAACCAAAGCGGTTACCCACTGTCTCATTCGTCCGTGACGCAGAAAGCGAACGGCGGCAGCGTTACCACTAAGTCGATTCCTGCGGCAGCCACGCACGCCGGGCACAAACAGGTGAACCCTGGCAGTAATAAAAAATAAGGGTACGCAAGACTCATCAGCAACGATCTACATTACGCACATGAACGACCCACTTGATATCACCGCTATTGAACAGCAACGAGAATCGCGAGAAGAAAAAGCGAAACTCGCGGCGCGCAAGGAGGCGGAAGATATTAAGTGGCTGATGAGTACGGCAAGAGGACGGCGCATCGCTAATAGCCTTTTGCAGCAAGCTGGTGTGTTCCGATTATCGTTTAGCACCGATGCCCTGCAAATGTCCTTTAACGAAGGCAACCGCAACACGGGTCTGCGACTCCTGGCAGCAATAACCGAACACTGCCCAAATCGATACGTTGAAATGATGAACGAGGCTAAAGAGTGACAACCGAAACCACAACAGCGCCAGCCGCAGCAGATACACCAAGCACTACACCTGCTGCCGACACAGCGCAATCAGCTGCTGCTGCACCAGCGACCACTACGTCAGCTGCAACAGGCGTTGTGCCTGCGGAGGCACCAGCAACGACAGAAGCGCCCAAGGTGCCAGTCGGTGCGCCGGAGAAATACGATTTCAAGAACGCTGAAGGCAAAGTCAGTCCTACGGTGTTGGCTAAGTTTGAAGGCATCGCCCGTGAGTTGGGTTTGCCGCAAGATGCAGCAGTCAAATTGATTGACACGATTGCCCCAGAAATGCAGGCAGCGGTGAAAGCACAGCGCGATTCACAAACGGCTAAGTGGGCGGAATCTGCGAAAAGCGATAAGGAATTCGGCGGTGATAAGTTAGACGCGAATCTGGCAGTAGCCAGGAAAGCGCTGGAAACTATCGGCACGCCTGAGCTGACAAAGATGCTGAATGATACGGGCTTGGGTAACCATCCTGAGATCATCCGGGCGTTCTTTCGCGCAGGTCAAAAAATCAGTTCTGGCAATTTTGTGCCATCTGGCGCGGCTACGCAGAACAGCGGCACACCGAGTTCTAAGTTGTACCCAACAATGAAGTAACGCAGTATTGCCTTAACGCCGTGAGGCGCTGGGCAACCCTAAATCTAACGCCGTGAGGCGCTGAAAGGAATCAAGATGGCAGTATTATCAACGGGCGCGCTCACCCTGGCAGATTGGGCGAAACGCTTAGACCCAGACGGTAAGGTTCCTGTCGTCGCTGAACTCTTATCGCAGTCCAATGAAATTCTGGAAGATGCGGTATTCATGGAAGGCAATTTGCCGACGGGTCATCGCGTGACAATCCGCACCGGTTTGCCTGCCGTGTATTGGCGTTCACTGAACCAAGGTGTGCCGTCCAGCAAATCTACCACTGCGCAAGTGGACGAATCTTGCGGCATGTTGGAAGCGTATTCTCGCGTTGATAAAGACCTGGCAGAATTGAACGGCAACACGGCGCAGTTCCGCTTGTCCGAAGACTCCGCATTCTTGGAAGCGATGAATCAAGCGCAAGCACAGACTCTGTTCTACGGCAACCCCGCCAGCGATCCGCGCCAATACTTAGGTTTGGCCGCACGATACAGCGCGATCTCTGGCGCCAACAATGCGCAGAATATCCTGAATGCGACCGGTACAGCAGGCGCGACCAATACGTCTATCTGGCTGGTTGTATGGGGTGATAACACTGTTTTCTGCCCGTTCCCGAAAGGCTCGATGGCGGGTCTGGTTCACGAAGACAGTGGTCAGCTGACTGTGTATGACGGTAACAACAATCCGTATCAAGCATTCCAAACCCACTACCAGTGGAAAAATGGTCTGGTCGTTAAGGATTGGCGTTACGTTGTGCGTATCGCGAACATCAGCATCACAGCGCTGACGACAAATAGTTCGCCTCCTGACCTGATTGCGTTGATGTCCCGTGCGCTGGATCGCATCCCGAACCTGGCAAATGGCCGCGCTTGCTTCTACATGAACCGCACTATCTATTCGTTCCTGCGTCTGCAAGCGTTGAACAAGTCCAACTACGCGCTGGCGGTGCAACAAGGTTTGAATCAATTCGGTACACCGACAAATTGGCTGTCTTTTGAAGGCGTGCCGCTGCGTCGTGTTGACCAGATTCTGACCACTGAAACACAGATCTCGTAATAGGTAGCCAGATGGCGAACCCTACCGACAATACATCGACACCAACGGGGTCCGCCCCGTTGACGAATACGTCGGGGCAGTTGCAGCAGTTCGTCGTCTGGTCGCCCGTTCCCTGGTTAGCCAGACCATCGGCAGCAGGGTGGACAGCGTACAAGGCAGCTATCCCCGCATCGGGGCAAATATTTGTGAAGGATTGATCATGATCATCGACGCACTTTTGCAATTCTCCGGCACGGTCAATCCGACCACCGGCCAATCGCTCGCGCAAACTGCGGGCACATATACATCTACCAACGTAATCGATCTAGCAGGTGTCGGTACAGGCAACACCGGGCGCGATATCGGCATGGGCCAAGAACTGGAAATCGCAGTTGAAGTCACCACGGCTTTTGCTGGCGGCACTTCCCTGCAGGTTCAGCTGGTGTGCGCGGATGATTCGGGCATTAGCACCAACGTGACGCCTATCGTGTTATCACCGGTCATGTTGACGGCAGCGTTGACCGCAGGCCAGCAGTTGATCTTGCACGTAGACCGCGCAGCACTGAACGCGGTTGCGCGTCGTTACCTGGCACTGCAGTACATCATCGTCGGTACGATGACTGCGGGCGCGGTGAACTCGTTCATCACCCGCAATGTTCAGGACAAGGGCAATAACACCATATTCAACTCCGGTTTCGCGGTGTCTTAATAACCTCGCCAGCCTTCGGGCTGGCAACTCTTAGGATTTGCCATGCAAGTACGCGCTCTAGTCAAACTCCTGCACGATGGTGTTATCTACGAAGCAGGTCAGGTATTCGAATATGCCGACGAATTAGCTAAACAGCTGAAAGGTGACATATCGGAGGGTATGGAACTGGTCACTAAAAAGACCAATGCCGCTTTTGCAAAGGCGCAGGCTGAAGCACAGCAAGCCCTTGAGGATGCCGCCACATCGTTGCGCGCTAACTACGACGCACTGAAAGCGGAATTGGAAGCAGACCCGCAGCGCGGTGATTTGGTGCAAAAGGTTTTGGATGCGGAGTCCGCTGCAATCGAAGCAGAAAAAGCGGCAAACGCGCATACCGATTTGGTTTAAGTAGTCTCCTGGGGTGGTGCTTCGCGGGGGCTTCGGCTCCCGTTATTTTTAAAAGGGCGATAACGTGGCTTCAGAAGTCGATATCTGTAACAACGCGCTGGCGCTGCTAGGTGATACAGCCACTGTTGTTTCCCTGGTGCCGCCAAGCGGAAGCATTCAGGCGATCCATTGTGCGCGGTTTTATCCCATAGCACGGGATCAGCTTTTAGAAATGCACACATGGGGGTTCGCCACGAAGCGAGCATCACTGGCGCTGTTGGCAGAAACGCCGCCGTCACCTTGGGCGTTCGCTTATCAGGCCCCCAGCGATGTGCTGAATTTCCTCGCCATCCTTGACCCGGCTGCGACGGATGACTACAGCGCAGGACTTGCGCAGTACGGGAACATCGCGTCAGGGTACACGAACAATATCGGCATTTACACACCGCAGCCGTTTGCTGTCGAAACTGACCCCAGCGGTAACCAGGTGATATACACAAACCAACAGAACGCGATCTTGCGATACGAAGGACTGATCACGGACAGCACCTTATTCAGCCCCTTGTTCTGCGAAGGGCTGGTACGGCTGCTCGCTTCTAAGCTGGCGGGGCCTGTGATCAAAGGTGCAGAAGGTCGCGCAGAAGCTAAGGCGCAACTGGAAGAATTCAAAATATGGTTTACGCAGGCCGCTACGTCGGACGCGAACAGCCATCGTCAGAAACCCGCGCAAAGCGTTGACTGGATTGTGAACCGATGAAATTCGAATTCTACGAAATAAGCGACGCCTTTTACTTTTTACCCACGGTTTGTGCTTGGGAAGAGGAAGATGGTGGAATCACATTCGCACTAGCCTTGTGGTGTTGGTGTGGGCAATTTACTTTCCAGGTTCATAAAAATGGGTGAAAAGACCACAGACCGAAGTTTTGCAGGCGGCGAAATATCACCTGACATGTACGGGCGTGTTGATCTGGCTAAATTTCAGACAGGGCTTGCGCTGTGCCGCAATGCCTTTGTACTGCCGCACGGGCCTGTAGAAAACAGACCAGGTACTGAGTTCGTGAAGGAGGTAAAGAACAGCGCCAACGCGGCGCGCTTAATCCCTTTCACGTTCAACTTCACCCAGACAATGGCGATCGAGATCGGCGCGGGATATACCCGATTCCACACGCAAGCAGGCACTTTGATGTGCAGCTCCGTACCCGTCTGGTCTGGGTCTACTGCGTACACGGTCAATGCCTTGGCGTCAGTGGGTGGCGTGAATTACTACTGCATTCAAGCGAATACTAATCAGGCTCCCGCTTCGTCGCCAACGTACTGGTACGCGATGCCAGCGGACGGCACCTATGAAATACCGAACGGGTACGCGCAAGCGGATATCATGAGTATCCACTATACGCAATCCGCCGATGTGCTGACGATGGTTCACCCTAACTATCCGATTGCGGAATTACGCCGGTACGGGGCTACGGCTTGGCAAATTAGTCAGCCGGTGTTCACTATTCCGGCTTATTGCCCGACATCGGTTACGGCGGCCGCCACAACGCCGCACACGACAAACTGGAACCCGTTCGATTGTCAGTATGCCGTCACGACGGTGCAGGCCGTAGACTTGCAAGAGTCCGTGGCGTCATCCGCATCGACAACGGTATCTAACGATCTGACGCTGGTCGGGAACATAAACACAGTTTCATGGGTAGCGCCTTCAGGGGTCAATGTCGTCCGGTTCAATGTTTATAAGTACATCAACGGCCTGTGGGGTTACATCGGACAAGCTGCACCAACAGCAACCAGCTTCATCGATAACAACATCATTCCCAACACCGGCATTACGCCGCCGCTGATTGACGCAGGGTTTAACGACGCACCAGGCAACTACCCAGGTGCCGTTACGTACTACCAGCAGCGTCGCTGGTTCGCAGGCACAAACAACGCGCCACAAAACGTATGGGCCACGATGTCAGGCACAGAGTCCAACATGTGTTACACGTTGCCGGTGCAAGCGCATAACAGGATCAGTTTCAGAATCGCGGCGCGTGAAGCGTCGGGCATACGCCATTTAATGCCGGTCGCAAACCTCATGCTGCTGACCGCATCTACAGAATGGCGTTTAACATCCACCGACGGCAATGCGATCTGGTCTGCGAACCTGAGTGTACAGCCACAAAGTTATATCGGCGCGAACAACGTGTCACCTGTGTTGGTGGGTAACGCCGTCCTGTTTAGCCAGTCACGCGGGTGCCGTATCCGCGAAATGACGTTTAACTGGCAAGCGCAGTCCTACTTGACGAACGATATCAGCATCATGGCGTCGCACTTGTTTGACTACAAGAACATAGTCGACATGGCGTTTTCCAAAGCACCGTACCAAATTCTGCATTGCGTATCCAGCGACGGCACGATCAACAGTCTGACCTACGTACCAGATCAGCAGGTGGCGGCATGGCATCACCATGATTTCGGCGGGATCGTCGAAACAGTGTGCTGTATTACTGAACAACCTGCGGGGACGGCGGCCAGCGAGGACATGCTTTACATGATCGTGAACCGCGTTATCAATGGCGTTACGCGCCGGTATGTTGAGCGCATGCATACCCGCTATTTCAATACGCCGTCTGATGCATTCTTTGTTGACAGCGGGGCGACAAACTTTTTACCTGGCACCTATACGTGGCAAGGCAACCAGATCATCGCAGCAATACCAGGGCACGGGCTGTCTACAGGCAACTCGAAATACTTCACGTTTAGCAATACAGCGTTAAGCAATTCATATACGGTGCAGAGCGTCACCGATGCAAACACTGTCGTACTGACAGCCCCGAGCATTGGGCAGGAAGTCGGCACGGTAGCCATGACACCGCAATACCAAGTTACGCAAGTCAGCGGACTTACCTGGCTTAAAGGTATGACGGTGAACGTATTGGTGGACGGTGCGCCGATACCTGCGCGAACCGTAGACAACACAGGGGCGATACAGTTGGACTACCCCGGCACAAAGGTAATTGTTGGGCTGCCAATCACCTGTCAGATCGGTACTCTGCCCGTGTCGTTAAATACGGATACCGGTTATGCAGAATCGTTGCAAAAGAACGTAGATCAGGTCTGGATGCGCCTGTATAGGTCAAGCGGGCTTTTTGTCGGTCCTGACGCGGATAACCTGGTCTACGCCACGCAACGCGCCGCAACCGACCTGCCGGGGGTGCAACCGGCGCTATTCACCGGCATGCTGCCTGTAGTCATTCAGCCAGAATGGAATTTCGACGGCACGGTGTTTATCCAGCAAACAGATCCGTTGCCGATGACCCTCTGTTCTATCTCTACCGACACCACAGTCCGCTAGTACGCAAGCCCCTGATTTTCGCCTCTATGCTTGGTGAAAATTAAGGGGCAACCATGGGTACGGTCAATTCATTCATCGCCGACGCAGGCAAAACAAACGCTGTCATTGGTGGATTAGGGACGGCAACCAAAGCCATCGGCGCGTATAACGCCGCAGCATCGCAGCGCGATTCACTCAACTATCAAGCATCTATTGCCGCGAACAACGCGATCCTTGATCGGGCTAAGGCATCTATCGCAGATCAAAACGGCACGATTGCCGTGCAAAACCAAGAGTTAAAAACTGCGCAAATCTTTGGCATGCAGCGCGCAAACATGGCCGCAAACGGGGTGGACCTGGGCCAAGGATCGGCGCACGACGTTCTTACGTCCACTGAGCTGATGGGCGCACGGGATGCAGCACAACTTGAAACAAACGCCATGCGCGAAGCATGGGGGTACAAAACACAGGCAAACGATCTGGAAGCCAACGCCGCCGC